AAGTTAGCGCAGGGGATACAGATTTTAGGGAAGCAATTAAAAAGACATTGGAAGAAAATTTAAAGGATAGACCAAAGGTTACTATAGACTTAGAAGAATACATATTACTAAGACAGAAGGACAAGGATTTAGAAAGATTATTACATACTATACTTGATTGTTTAGTATTAAATTACCTATCAGACGATTTAATGATAAAAGACGAACAAAAAATAAGGGATACAATCGAAATACTGTATCCTGCTGCATATAATGCCATATTAGAAGCTGAAATAGAAAACAACAAGGAAGAAGGGGAGTAAATGGACATTTACGAAGAAATACAACGACTAATGGCAGAACTTACAGCAAGTATTAGGAAGCTAAGACAAAACGGCGTTAATTTGGCGGAAGCCGAAAAGGACTATAAGTTAACCCTACGTCAAGAAGCTTTAAAATTAAGGGCGGGCGATATGCCCGTAACCTTAATTAATAATGTTATCTACGGTGTACCCGAAGTAGCAGAAAAAAGATTTAAGCGTGACGTAGAACAAGCTAATTACGACGCTAACAGGGAACACATAAACATAACAAAATTAAAGCTAAGGATACTAGAAAACCAACTTTCTAGGGAGTGGAACAACGCAGGAAAGGGCGATATATAACAATGGAGATATGGAAAGTTATGAGGGACGCTATTATAAAGGGGGGTGGTTATATGACAAAGTCAATTTTACAGCGTAATAAAGCGTGTTATGTATGCGGTACGACGTTAAATTTACAATGTCATCATTAACGTATTTTACGGCACGGCAAATAGAAAGCTTAGCGACGCCGACGGCTGCGTTATATATCTATGTTTAGAACATCATACAGGGAATAGTGGCGTACATCATAACAAGCAATTAGACCTTACTATTAAAGCTAAGTGTCAAATGCAATGGGAAAAAACATATAATAAAACTTCAGATGATTTTATACAAAGGTACGGTAGAAATTATTTATAGCTGAAACGTCACAGAATAGCCGAGAAACGATTTTAATAATAAAAAGGTATAAATGTATGGCTATAAAATAAAAAGCCGTTAAGGGGGCGTAAAATGAAAATATATATTAACTATGATTTTATCAATTGGAATAAGTATATAAATGCCGAAAGAACAAACAAATACATGGCTAATAGCATAAAACAGGCGGAAAAAAACTATATATGTTGGAAAGTTAAGCAGAAATATAGGGGAAAATACCCCGTTACTTTAACAGTACGCCCACATTTTAGCAACAAGCGTAGCGACCTAGACAACTTTAGATTAAAAGGGCTAATAGACGGGTTAGTAGCAGCAGGGGTTATAGTAAATGATAATCTTAATTGTATCAATAAAATAATACTAGACCCTATATTTGATAAAGAAGGCGGCGTAGAAGTTGAAATAACAGAAAGTGGGGCAGAAAATGGCTAAGAAATATTATTGGTTAAAGCTAAAAACTGATTTTTTTACATCTAGGGCAATGAAGAAATTAAGAAAGATAGCAGGCGGTGACACTTATACCATTATCTATCTAAAATTACAGCTGCTAAGTTTAAAGGACGAAGGACTACTATACTACGAAGGTGTAGAGCCTACATTTTACGAAGAAATGGCATTAGCTTTAGATGAGGACGCAGAAAACGTAAGGGCAACGCTTATATTTCTTGAAAATATGGGGCTTATAAAGCAGCAGGACGAACATGACTATATTTTAACCGAAGTACCCTATTTAATCGGCAGCGAAGGGGAAAGTGCAGAACGTGTTAGGCGTTATAGAGAAAAAAAAGCGTTACATGGTAACGGAGAAGTAACACCATGTAACAGCATTGAAACAAAGTGTAACACAGAGATAGAGATAGAGAAAGAGATAGAGATAGAGAAAGAGATAGAGAAAGATAAGAGTAAAAAAAGTAAAGCTAAACGCTTTACACCGCCTACCTTAGAAGAAGTACAAGCCTATTGTATGGAACGTAACAATAATGTAGACGCCCAACACTTCGTAGACTACTACACTAGTAACGGTTGGCAAGTAGGTAAAAATAAGATGAAGGATTGGAAGGCAGCTATAAGAACATGGGAACGTAACAACTTCAGCAGCAATAAGAAATCCTATACAAATAACACAGCCCAAGAACTAGAAGAAGCTTATGCAATGATGACACATTGGGCGGAAAGTGAGGACTACAATGACTAAGCAGGAATTTAGCTTATTTGCTGCTGCACTTCGCACCTATTACCCCAAAGAAAAGATTTTACCAAATGAACAAGCTATGCAGCTATGGTATACACAGCTTCAAGACTTAGATTATAAATTAGCCGTATTAGTTTTAAATAAATGGGTAGCTACTAATAAGTGGTCACCTAGTATAGCTGAAATAAGGGAACAGGCAGCAGAAGCTAGTAAAGGACAATCCAAAGATTGGGGCGAAGCGTGGCATGATGTACTACTAAGTATAGGCAAGTATGGAAGCTATCAAGAACAGGCAGCATTAGAAAGCTTCGACGAACTTACAAGACAGGCGGTTAAAAGGTTAGGGTATCGCAATATATGCTTATCTGAAGATATAAACGTAGATAGAGCAAATTTTAGAATGATTTACGAACAGTTAGAGCAGCGACAGAAGCAGGACGCACAAATACCTAGTAAATTAAAAGAAATGCTAGACCAAATAAGTAAACCACAAATAGGGGGAAGTAATGAAGCGTTATATTTGGATAAAAACAACTAGTGACGAATACGAATTTATACTAAAAATGGGGGATACAGTGCAAGACCTAGCCAATAAATGCGGTGTATCAGCTAATACTATACATAGTGCTATAGCACACGCTAAGGCTAAAGGTAAACAATCACAATATAAAAAGGTGGCGGTTAAAGACCATGAATAATTATAAAATGGCGTGGCATATACGCCAATACGTTAAGAAGGAACTAATGGACTACAAGAAAAATAAAAAGCTGCTAGAAAATTATAATGGAGACACTAGAACTATTTTATTAGCAAGTACAAGGTTAAATAAAATAGAATGTGTGCTAGATAGGCTGAATAAAGAGGACAGGGAAGCAGCAGAAGCTATATTTATTGAACAGTATAGCCAATGTGGTGCAGAGATAGCCAAAGGCATAAGTAAAAGGGCTTATTATAATTGCATGAACAAAGTTATCTACTTAGTTGCTAAGGAAATGGATTTAATATAAAGGGGAATATATAGGGGAATTTTAAGGTACTTAAAAATGTTATAATTAAAAAAAAGGAGTGATTTTATGAAAGTAGTAGATATTTCACACTATAACGGTACGGTTAATTTTAACAGATTAAAAGCAGCAGCAGAAGGTGTAATAGTACGCTTAGGCTATAGAGGATATAGCAAAGGTGCATTAGTTACAGACGGCAATTATTTAGACAACATGAAAAAGGCAACAGCAGCGGGCTTTAAAGTAGGTGTATATTTTGTTACCCAAGCTATAAGCGAAGAAGAAGCAAGGGAAGAAGCTAGATATACTTTAGAGCGTGCAAAAGAATTTTACCCATACTTCCCTATATTCATTGATACAGAGAACGGCAACGCAGCCAAAACAGGCAGGGCAGACGAAGGAAAACTAACAGCAGCTAAAAGAACAGCCATTATTAAAGCATTTTGCGAAGAAATAGAAAAAGGCGGATATAAGGCGGGTATTTATGCTAGTGAAAGTTGGTTTAAGGATAACTTACAGCTTAACCCATTAAGTAAATATTATTTATGGGTAGCTAAATACAGTAAAAATAAACCTGCTATTAAATATAATGCATGGCAATATACAGCACAGGGAAGAGTAGAAGGTATAACAGGCTATTGTGATGTTAGCGACTTTATTATACCGAAATTAACAAATAATCAAGTAGTAGACGAAGTAATAGCGGGTTTATGGGGAAATGGAGCGGAAAGAAAGATAAGATTAGCAGCAGCAGGCTATAACGCCAACGAGATACAAAGCATAGTTAATAAGAAATTGGGAACAACATCAAAACCAATGTATTATTTGATTAAAAAGGGCGATACATTAAGCAGCATAGCTAAAATGTTTAGTACAACAGTTAAGCAGCTGCAAGAATGGAACAACATCAAGGACGTAAATAAAATTAAAGCAGGTGTTAAAATAAGGGTTAGATAGGGGGGTTATACTATGAAGTTTAATAATAAAACTTATGATGTATTAAAATATATAGCTATGATTTTACTACCTGCAATAGGTACACTATATTTTGCTTTAGCTAGTATATGGAATTTACCATACAGTGAGCAGATAGTAGGAACTATTACAGCTGTAGACGCTTTCATAGGTGCATTATTGGGAATAAGCACATACAACTATAATAATAGCGGTGATAAGCAATGTTAATAAGTTGTGGAAGATGTGGAAAAATGCACGCTAGGGGCTACAAGTGCAGCAAAGGTAGGATATATAAAAAAGATGATACAGACAAGCTAAGAAGTACCTACGCATGGACGCAGAAGGCAAAACAGATAAAAATAGACGCTTTAGGGCTTTGTGAAGTGTGCAAAGCCTGCGGCGTTTACACTTATAAAGACTTAGAAGTACATCATATAACCAAGTTAAAAGATGACCCTAACGGGCTACTAGATGACTATAATTTAGTGTGCTTATGCGTAGAACATCATAAACAGGCAGACGCAGGAGACATAGACGCCGATTATTTGAAAAAACTAGCAAAGGGGCGATACAATGACAGTTAAGGAAGCTGAAAAAATTATAAAAGATAATACAAAATACAACAGCGACACCTATAATTTAGCCGTTAGCAGGATAATAGCGGCGTTGGTACACGAAAAATACAAGTTAGTACGACCTGTAAAGGTTACAACGCAGAAAGAGGGCGGAAAGTATGGACGATTTAGGAATACATAAAG